AGGTATGCAAAGAACCTTCCAGAAGGGCAGACTGTAAAAGTTGGCTATCAAGCTGTTAGAGATGTTTTTGGTGTAGAAGGTAACTACTATAAAGACTTTAATGCTGACACAATGGCTGACGTTATTAACAACACTCTTGGCAGTTTTAGAATACGCAAACAAGATGGTCAGCTAATGGTAGACCATGACCCCTATGATTACAAAGATCACTTAGCTATTCACTTCAGAGAAAATTTTGGCAAAGAGCCAGAACTCATGGATTATGTTAAGGATGGTTATAGCATTATAACTAATGAACAACTGCCTATGAAAGGCAGACTCCATAACCTTGCACATTTAGTAGGTGGTGTGGTTATGGGAGAGAATGCTGATGGCAGCCCTAATGAAGATGCATTAAGAGTAGCTATAAAGATTCCACAGTCACCGCCTGTAATAGATGTTGACTACGATGATCCTATACCAGAAGAAGCTGAAGAGTTAGTCCTTCGAGGGCCAATGACAAACAAAAGAAAGAATTTGTTTGATAGCTTTATGAATATGTTTAGTACAGAAGCACTGGCAGCAGAAGAACAAATGTCTATGTCTTTACCTCAGTCAAAGCCAGAGATGGGTGACAGAGGTGAGCCAGAAGTTGATATACCTGTACCAACTTCAAAGCCACAACAACCACAACAACAAACTTTCTTTTCTCAGATTAGAAATCAAGTGAGAGAATCAAGAGAAGTTATGTAATGGCAAAGACACCAGCATGGCAACGCAAAGAAGGCAAGAACCCCAAAGGTGGTCTCAACGCCAAAGGTCGCGCCTCCTACAAAGGAGGAACCCTCAAAGCACCAGTAAAGTCAGGAGACAACCCCAGAAGAGCCAGCTTCCTTCAAAGGATGGGAGCAGCTAAAGGGCCAGAGCGTGATAGCAAAGGCCGTCCTACAAGATTGCTTTTATCTTTACGAGCATGGGGTGCATCATCTAAATCTGATGCTATTCGTAAAGGCAGGGCAATATCCAAACGCAACAAAGCTAAGAAGAGGAAAGCATAATGCCTATGGGTAAAGGAACTTATGGAAAGACTAGAGGTCGTCCACCAAAGAAAACTTTGACTGCAAAACAGAAAACATTACCAACTGCTTTGCAGAAAAAAATTATGAAGAGTAAAAAGAAATGAAGTATCAAACTCCCTCTGGTGATATTTATGAAGGGCCAGTCATCACAATGCCTGATGGCAGATTAAAAACTGGTGAAACTCTAACTGCTGATAGCGTTAGGGTTTTTCCTATTGCAGAAGAAAATATAGAACGTGCTAGAAAAGATAATGGTGCGTTTGTTGGAGACAACCCTGATACACCTCAAGTAAACGAGGCGTACAAAGCAAAGAAGAAAAAAGCCAGTGGCAAAGCAAAAGTCAAGAGTAAATGAAGCTGGAAACTACACCAAGCCTACTATGCGAAAGACATTGTTCAATCGCATAAAGGCTGGTGGTAAAGGTGGTGCGCCGGGCCAATGGTCGGCACGCAAGGCTCAAATGCTTGCAAAACAATATAAAGCTAAAGGTGGTGGATACCGATGAAGAAGCCACAAAGGTCTTTATTAAATTGGGGTAAACAGAAGTGGCGTACTAAAAGTGGTAAGCCATCTACTCAAGGCCCAAAAGCTACTGGTGAAAGATATTTACCTTCAGCAGCAATAAAAGCAATGTCTGCTTCTCAATATGCGGCAACCACACGCAAGAAACGTAAAGATAAAAAAGCTGGTAAACAGCATTCTAAACAGCCAAAGGCAGCAGCAGCTACCTCTAAGAAATACAGATGAACACAGCAGAATATATTAAAAAACAATTAGGAGAACCAGAAGGATACCCTGTCTGGCTTAAATTTGATGATTGTCATCTTATCTATAAACTACTATTAAAAGAAAAAATACTTGGCAATGAAGATCAAGATGTTGCTGATTTGCTTAATCGTTTCAAAACACAATATAAATTTAGATAGGTAAGCAATGAGTTTTCTTCATACGCTTAAACAGAACGAAAGAGATATGCTTAGACAGGTCGTTAAGAAAGTACACCTGTGTTATCACCCAGAGCAATTTTGTACAGATAGAGAAGCAGATAAGGTTATAACAACTCTTGGCCCAGAGGTTGTAGAGTTTATGATTAAGTTTGCAGTAGATAAAAAAATTGACCAAATTTAAGTACAAACCTGATGGCGATGTCTTAAAAGACTTTATGAAGTCTGATGTATTTTTTCGTGGCCTTAGAGGGCCAGTAGGCTCTGGTAAATCTGTTGGTTGTTGCGTTGAGATATTTCGCAGAGCGTTACAACAGGAAAAAGATGACAGTGGCAAACGCAGAAGCCGATGGGCAATCATTCGTAATACCAACCCACAACTTAAAACTACAACAATTAAAACATGGCTTGATTGGTTTCCAGAAGAAGATTGGGGTAAGTTTTCTTGGGTGGTTCCTTATACCCACCACATACAGGTAAATGATTTAGACCTTGAAGTTTTGTTCTTAGCCCTTGATAGGCCAGAAGATGTTAAGAAACTTCTGTCTTTAGAACTTACTGGCATCTGGGTTAATGAGGCTAGGGAAATACCAAAGTCTATTATAGATGCATGTACTATGCGTGTAGGAAGATACCCTTCTATGAAAGATGGTGGCTGTACTTGGACAGGTGTTATCTGTGATACCAACGCACCAGAAGAAGATCACTGGTGGCCTATCATGTCAGGCGAAGTACCAGTGCCAGATCATATTGGCAGAGAAGAAGCAAAGATGCTTATCAAGCCTGACAACTGGCAGTTCTTTACACAACCTTCTGGGATGATTGAAGAAAAAGATGAAGAGGGTGAAGTAAAGAAATACGTTGCCAATAAACAAGCTGAGAACATGGCAAACATGCGTAAGGATTATTATCCAAACATTGTTCAAGGAAAGACAAAAAGTTGGATAGATGTTTATGTAATGAACAGGTTAGGCAGTATCAAAGATGGAAAGCCTGTCTATGGTATGTTTGCACCTGATATTCATATAGCTAAAGAAGAAATACCTGTGGCAGCAGGTGTGCCTGTATATATCGGAGTTGATTTTGGTCTTACACCTGCGGCGACTGTAGGGCAAAAAGTAAGAGGTAGATGGTTAGTGCTACAAGAAATAGTAGCATTTGATATGGGTATTGTAAGGTTTACAGAGCTATTAAGATCAGAAATTGCTACTAGATATGCTGGTAGTGAAGTTATTATTTTTGGTGATCCAGCAGGTGATTTTCGCGCACAAACAGATGAATCTACACCATTTCAAATACTTAGAGGTGGTGGACTATATGCTAGACCAGCACCATCAAATGATGTTGCGTTAAGATTGGAATCTGTATCTGCTCCTTTAGGTAGGATGATTGAAGGGTTATCTGGTTTTCTTATTGACCCTAGATGTCGTACTTTGATAAAAGGCTTTGAAGGTGGTTATCAGTATAAACGTATGCAGGTATCTGGTGAAAGATATGCAGATAAACCTGATAAGAATCATTTTTCTCATGTGCATGATGCATTGCAGTATATGATGCTTGGGTCAGGTGAAGGTAGATCATTAATGGCTAATCTTTCTATGCAAACCAAACCATTTACAGCTACAAGAGACTTTGATGTATTTGCTAGGAAACCAAAACAAAGACGACAGGGTTTATGGGCAAGGTTATAATTGTGCGTTGCCTTGCATATATGCAACGTGTAATCGTTTGAACGGATATAAATAGGAGATTAGTCTATGTGTTTAGGTGGTGGTGGTGGTAAACCTGCTGTTTCTGAAGAAGAAAAGCAAGCTAAAGCAGATCAGGAAGCAGAAGAGCAGCGTAAAAAAGCTAAAGCTAAAGAAGAGCAGCTAGAAAAAACTGCAAAAGCTAAAACTCTTGGCGGTGGTGCAAGTCGAAGATCATTACTTACAGGCAGTAAGGGTGGTCTAGGATTTTATGACGAAACATTATAATGCACGAAAAAACAGCACAGATGATGTTGGAGCGTTATAAACGAGCGCAATCACATCGATTAAATTTTGAATCGCTTTTTGAAGAGTGTTATGAATATGCCTTACCTATGAGGCAATCATTCTACTATGAAGCTGCTGGTCAAAGAAGAGATGATAAAATCTTTGACGAAACTGCTGTTGTTGGAACTCAAGAATTTGCATCTCGTTTACAGTCAGGATTAGTGCCAAACTTTGCACGTTGGGCTGACTTTATTGCTGGTTCTGAAATACCACCAGAACAACAAGATGAGGTCAATAATCAATTAGATGAGGTAACAGATTATGTTTTCGAGGTTATCCAAAACTCTAACTTTGGGCAAGAAGTCCATGAGTCGTTTATGGATTTGGCTGTTGGAACTGGTATTCTGCTTGTTGAAGAGGGGAATGCGATTAATCCTGTCCGTTTTAATGCCATTCCTTTGCCTAGTGTCTACCTTGATACTGGCCCCGATGATCAAATTGATCACGTTTATAGGTCAAGAGAAATCAAAAACTCATCAATTCCTATTGCGTATCCAAAAGCTGTTCTGCCCGAAACCACCAAAAGGTCAGTCGAAACGCAGCCAGAAAGCAAAACGAAAATCCTCGAAGTAGTTTGTCGTAATTACGAAAATCTAAATGAAGAGTCATATGATTATTTTGTAATTAACGAGAGTGCAGAAGAAACAATCTACTATGAAAAGTTTAACGGCACAGGATCAAACCCATTTGTATGTTTTCGCTGGTCTAAAGCTAGTGGTGAAATCTATGGACGAGGGCCGTTAGTCAATGCTTTATCAGCAATTAAAACTACTAACCTTACCATTGAACTTGTTTTGGAAAATGCACAGATGGCTATCTCTGGCGTTTATCAAATGGACGATGATGGTATTATTAATACTGACACTATCAATCTTGTTCCCGGCACTATTATTCCTAAAGCTATGGGTTCTGCTGGACTACAGCCAATACAGAATGCGGGTAACTTTGATGTAGCTAATCTGGTTCTTGGTGATATGAGAACTAACATTAAACGTGCATTATATAACGATATGCTTGGTGATCCCAACAAAACACCTGCATCTGCTACAGAAGTTGCAGAGCGTATGGCTGACTTGTCCAGAAGGATTGGATCAGCGTTTGGTAGATTGCAAGCAGAGATGGTGCAGCCAATACTGCAACGTGTAGTTTACATATTAAAGAAGCAGGGAAGAATAGAAGTACCTGTTATTAATGGTAGAGAAGTAAAAGTAAGGTCTGTGTCTCCACTTGCACAGGCTCAAGCAAACCAAGATATTTCAGCCGTATCTAGGTATCTACAACTTGTTGGCACAAGTTTTGGGCCAGAAGTTTTGAACATCTTAATTAATTCTGAAGATGTTGCCGTTTATTTGGCAAAGAAGTTTGGCGTACCTGATACCCTTGTTAGAGATAAGGTTGAGAGACAGCAGTTGCTTCAAGCAGCGCAACAATATGCTGAAGCACAACAACAGGGTGATGTACCAAATGTCGAAAGTCTACTCCAAAATAGGTCTTGATGGGTTTCAACGTACTCAAAAAGATGACGAGATAATTTCTAAAAATATAGATAGTCTTTTCAAAACACCTACAGGACAGGCTGTTTTGAAATACTTGCGTTCTATTACCATTGAGAGTGTTCAAGGGCCGAATGCAAGTGACGCAGAGTTGCGCCATTTAGAGGGGCAACGATACTTAGTTGGTGTTATTGAACGCCGTATTTCACATGGACAAAGGATAAAATCAGATGAATGAAACAGATAATGTGGAAGCAACAGAGGTTGCAGAAGCACCTGTAGAACAACGACCAGAGTGGCTTCCAGAAAAATTTAACTCGCCAGAAGATATGGCAACATCATATTCTGAACTAGAAAGCAAACTAGGTCAGGATAGAGAAGCTATTAAAACAGAAGTGCAGAAAGAGTTTGAAGAGCAACGATTAAATGAAAGACCTGCTTCTGTTGGTGATTATGCTATACCAGAATCACTTGATGAAACTGCTGTTAATGATGATGCATTGTTTCGATGGTGGGCGCAGCATTCATATGAACAAGGTTTTGGACAAGAAAAGTTTGATGCTGGTATAGAAGAGTTTGTTAAATACTATGATTCTCAACAACCTGATCTTGATGCAGAAGAAGCTAAACTTGGTGAAAATGCTAAAGCTAGAATTGAAGCGTGTGATCTTTGGGCGCAAAAGTTTTTTCCAGAACATATGTCTGAAGCTGTGTTGCAGTTAGGAACTTCCGCAGCAGGTATTGAAGCTATAGAACATATGATGGCAAACACACAACAAACAACGATGGGTAGTGCTGGACAAACAAATCCAGCATTAGATGAAGATGCAGTAAGGGCAAAGATGAAAGACCCAAGATACTGGAACCCAGCTAAACGTGATGCAGCATATGTAAAGGAAGTTGATGAAGCCTTTTCCAAACTCTACCCATAATTGTTTTCATCACGATGGCGATGTTAAAATAGTTAGATCAAAACTGGATCATGCAAAATACTTACAGGATCATCTGAGGCTGACAGATATTCGTGAGTGCATGATTCACAGTGCAACGCCTTGGAGGGCGTTGCACTACCCTCTACGAAGAAAAGACTCTGATACATGGACAGGTTTATATAAAGATGTACCTGCTGTGATGTTTGGTGTTGTTCCTATTAACGGCGATAATGATATACGAAGTGGTCAAATATGGCTTTTAGGCACAGATGAAATAGATAAACATGCAAGAAAATTTATGAGATCGACAGTAGACATGCTTAATTACATTCAAAGAAGCTGGTACACACTTGAAAACGTTGTACCTATTGAGCATCAAAAGACATTAAACTTTCTACATTTTCTTGGTTTTGAGTTTTCAGACAACGTTGTAAACATAAATGGTTTCGCATGTGTGCGTTTTGTGCGTTGCAATCCTAATAAAGATTTGCAATTTGGTTAATATACGGCCTGTTTTATACTGACAGCCCCGATTGGGATAACTGGATGACGAAAGAAACGGACAACCGATTTGTGCAACACTTTTTAGAAGGGACTAAATAAATGGCTAACACAATCGATGTAGCTTTTATTAAACAGTTCGAGTCTGAGGTTCACTTAGCATATCAACGTATGGGTTCTAAACTACGCAACACTGTCCGTACTACTGGTTCTGTTCGTGGTAACATTGTTAGATTCCAAAAGATTGGTGCTGGTTCAGCTTCAACTAAATCTCGAAATGGTAATATAACACCAATGGAGCTTGTACATACAACTGTAGAAGCAACAATGACTGATCATTATGCTGCTGAGTATATTGATAAGTTAGATGAGCTAAAGACCAACATTGATGAGCGTCAAGCTGTAGCTACTTCTGCTGCTGCTGCTCTAGGTCGTAAAACTGACGAACTTCTTTATACTGCAATGGACTCTGGTGCAAATAGTACACAACTGCACAATACAAGTTCTGCGCTTGATAAAGCTGATTTGTTAGGTGCATTTGAAACTCTTGGTACAGCGAACATACCTGAGGATGGACAGCGTTATATTGCTATGCATCCTGCTGGTTATGCAGACCTGTTTAACATTACAGAGTTTGCATCATCCGACTTTGTTGGTGAACAAAACCTACCTTTTGCTGGTGGCATGACTGCTAAAGAATTTCTTGGTTTCAAGATTTTCTCTACATCTGCTGTTACTGGTGGAAAGAATATGGTTTACCACACAAGTGCTATTGGCCTTGGTGTTAATGCTGATGTCCAAACGGAAATTAACTATGTTCCAGAAAAGGCATCTCACCTTGCAACATCAATGATGTCTATGGGTGCTGTTGTTATTGATGACAATGGTGTCTATGAACTTCTTGATAATAACTAGAAGGAGTAAAATATGGCTTACGCAAGTGCTGGTCTTACTCGTATTGGTGGTGCATCAAATGGTGATCTGTGGTTCTATTCGACCACAGATGCGATTGCCACTGTAAATACGGCAGGTTACTTTAATGATGCTGCGAACATGCTTGCAGTTCGTGATGTTATTATTGTAGCTGACACAAATACACCAACAACAAGTTTTGTTAGTGTACTCTCTAATACTGGATCAGTTGTAGACGTATCTGATGGTACAGCTATAGCTGAAACAGATTCAGACTAGAGGATGGGGGGCTTCGGCCCCCCATTTAAAACATGCCAACAGCATCTAATTCAGATATTGATATTGCAGCAAGAGCATTAATATTAATTGGTGCAGATCAGATAACATCGTTTTCGGCTAATTCTACAGAAGCGTTAGTAGCTAATAATGTATATGAAGATACAGTCCGTACTTCTTTATGTGCAAGTCGATGGCGGTTTGCTTCTAATCAAGCACAGTTAAATCAATTAAGTAGTACACCTACTGGTCGTTTCGATATAGCACATCAGTTACCAGCAGACTCGCTTATGGTTCATGCAGTTACAGTAAATGGATTACAAATAGAATATAATATCTATGGCGATAAAGTATTTAGTGACTCAGATGCTAATGATATTTTGATATGTGATTATACATTTAGAGCGCAAGAAGTAGATTGGCCTAGCTACTTTTGTTTACCTGTAGAGTATGCTTTAGCATCTGCATTTGCTTTAGGTATTGCAAGAGATGAACAAATGTCTGCAATGTTTGAACGTAAAGCGCAGCAACTTATGCAACAGGCAAAAACATTAGATAGCCAACAACAAACAACAAGGAAGCTCGTTACATCTAGGTTTCTTACATCAAGGCGTAGTTAATGGCTAGAATACGAATACCTCTAAATAACTTTTCTTTTGGAGAAGTTAGCCCTTCTTTGACATCTCGTACAGATAGTCCTGTGTACACCAGTGCTGCTGAGAGCCTAAAAAATTTCTTTATACGAGCAGAGGGTGGCGTTATTAATAGGCCCGGAACTCAAAGAATACACAACTTTACACAAACTTATACAATCCCATCATGCACAATTACTGTTAGTGACTATGCTAATATAGCTGTAGGGTCACAGATTAAGATGACTCTTGGTGATGGAACAGATATTATATTAGAGTTTGAAACTGCTGGCAGTTCATCGCCAAGTGCAAGTGTTGGTAACAAATATTTTGTAAGAGCAAATACAGATAACAATACTACAGCAGATAATATATCTACTGCGTTAAATGCTATAACAGGTTTGACTGTTGCTAATCCAGCAGCAGCAGAAGTTACAGTAACTAGAGATGGATTTAATACAGATAACTTAAAAGTAGTTACAACAGACTCAACAAGGCTTGCTGTTACAGATTTTGTATTTGTTTCTCAAGAAATAAGACTTGAGCCGTTTGTTTTTTCTGATGATGAAAAATATATTATTGCATTTTCAAATGCAAAAATTGAGTGTTTTCAAATATCTCCTACTACTGGTGCTGTTAGTTTAGTGCAAACATTAACGGCTGATGTAGATAGCAACGCTGTACCAATTACTGCATCCAATCTAAATCAGTTTACCTTTGCACAAAGAGGCGACTTTATGTTTCTTTGTCATCACGATTTTCTATGTAGAGAGTTGGTAAGGACAGCACTAACTACATTTGAATTAAGAATATTTGATTTTGATACATCATTGGATGGCAACAAAGTTTTTCAACCATATTATAATTTTCAACCTACTGGTGTTACACTTTCATCTAGCGCAACATCTGGTAATGGCGTTACTTTAACATCTAGTGCATCTTATTTTGTTTCTGGTCATGTTGGTGTTCGATTACAAATAGGTGAAACAGAAGCAACAATCGTAGGCTTTACTAGCG